TCGGCCGCAAGTCCAGGGAGAGGACGATCTGATGGCCTTCGACTTCCAGGGGCTCACCGACGCCGTCGCATCCCACGCCGGGACCACCGGCGAGTTCGACACGGTCAACACGCACGAGCCGAAAGCTAAGCCGGGCAACGGCATGACCTGCTCGATCTGGGTGTCGGAGATCGCGCCGGTGTCGTCGTCCGGGCTGAACGCAGTATCCGGACTGATCGAGATGACCATGCGGGTGCAGACGACGTTCAAGCAGATGCCCGAGGACCAGATCGACCCGCTGGTAATGCGCGCGACCAGTGCGCTGATGGCGTCGTTCGCTGCCGGTTTCACCCTGGCCGGGATCGTCCGGAACGTGGACCTGATCGGCCAGCACTCGCAGGGGCTGCGGGCCAAGGCCGGCTACGTCAACCAGGACAGCACCGTCTACCGGCTGATGGACGTGACGCTCCCTCTCATCGTGAACGACTTGTACCCGGAGGTGCCGTGATGCCGGAGTCGATCCACCTGTCGGGCCCGCTGTTCAGCGGCGTCGCCGAGGCCGACCTGGCCGCCGCTGTCGCCGCGGTGCAGAAGGACGTCGCGGCCTATGCCGAGTTCCAGTGGCAGATGAACATGACCGAAAGCTTCCAGAACCCGTCAGAGCCGCCGCGGTACCAGTCGCACGTCAACGTGATGCGGCGTGGTACGGACCTCGTTGTGAACGACGGCTATCCGGGCTCTGGGCTGCTGTACGGGCCGTGGCTGGAAGGCATCGGCAGCAGGAACGCCACGACCCGGTTCAAGGGCTACTTCGCGCTGCGGCGGGCCGCGAACGCGGTGCAGGCGAAGACCGCAGCGATCGCCAAACCCATCATCGACGTGTTCATCCGGAAAGCGAACGGGGTGTAGCCCATGACCAAGACAAGCGGCTTGGGTGATGCCGCCTACATAGGCGGCTACGACCTGTCCGGCGACATCATGTCGCTGGGGAAGATCGGCGGCGGGATGAGTCCGCTGGACGTCACCCCGATCAACGTCTCTGCGCACGTCCGCATCGGCGGGCTGCGGGACGGCGGCATCGACTTCGTGACGGCGTTCGACCCCGCGGTCGGCCAGGAACATCCGGTGCTGTCGGCGCTGCCGACCGCTGACGTGCAGGTGATGTACATGCGCGGCACCGCCATCGGCAACGCCGCCGCCGCGCTCATCGCCAAGCAGATCGACTACAACCCGACGCGCGGCACCGACGGCATGCTCACCGTCGCCGTCGCCACCATGGCCAACGGCTTCGGGCTGGAGTTCGGCACGCAGCTCACCGCGGGCCTGCGGACCGACACGGCGGCCACCAACGGCACCAGCTTCGACGGCACCGCGTCCTCGGCGTTCGGCGCGCAGGCCTACCTTCAGGTGACCGCGTTCACCGGCACCGACGCGACCGTGACCATTCAGGACTCGGCAGACAACGTGACGTTCACGAACGTCACCGGCCTGTCGTTCACGGCGACGACCGCGGCGCACACCACGCAGCGGATCGCCACGGCGAACACGGCGACGATCCGCCGGTACACGCGTGCGGTCACCACCACCTCGGCCGGCTTCACCTCGGCGACGTTCGCCGTGATGCTGGTCCGGAACCAAGTTGCGGGACAGGCCTTCTGATGATCAGCAACGAGCCGTTCCGTCTGCCGCCGATCGGGCCGCCGTCCGCGTACCTGACGTACAGCATCACCGCCAGCCGAGACACGGGCGTCGTCGCGGCGTGCAAGGACGCGGGCTGCCAGGCCTGGGCGCACGGCTGGGAGACCACCGTGGACGAGGCGACGCCTCTCGGGGCGAACCAGGCCGCGTACATCCGGCACAAGTCCGGCCGCACCTTCACCGAGAAGCGGACCGACGCCGGCTTGACGGTGTTCCGGTTCGAGTCGTTCCAGCGCTGCTTCACCGAGCACCGGACGCGCCCGGACGTGTTCACCCGGCGCGACGGCGACTGGCGCGGGGCGCCCCGTGGCGGCCTGGTGCTGCGGCACAAGCGCGCCGCGGACTGGGTGGAGGACTTCCAGGAGCACGAGGGCTTCCTGGCCGATCAACGACAGAAGGGAACGATCTGATGTCAGGCTTCCCGGTTCTGCCGTCGCTTGATCCAGCCCCCGGGGTCCTTGCGTCGTGCGTTCTGCTCGGCGCGAGTCAACCACCGGCAGTTCCCGGGTTCGTAGTTCCCGTCAGGGTCGATCCGGTCAATGGAGTGGTCGAGACTGGGCCGCTTGCCCATGTCGGCAAGGAAGTTCTCGAACTTCAGCCAGCGCTCGCAGACGGTTATGCCCCGGCCGCCGTAGGTCGGATACGACGCGTTGCTTGGGGTTCGGCATCGCGAGCGCATGGCGCGCCACGAAACATAGGTCGGCGTCTTCGACCAACCGTGGCGGAAGGAGGAGCCCTTTTCGCCGGTATATGTAGCCAACTTTGCCTTGGCTTCCTTGCTGTGATGGGTGCCTTGCATGGGATGCGCCTTGCGGCTGTTGTGGCCGGAGATGTACTCGACCGGCGCGTTCCAGTTCTTCTTCTGAGGGCGGCCGGTGGTCATGCCACCGCATCCGCAAGCGCAGGGCGCTGGCGGGAATCTGTTCTGAACCATCTACAGATCATAGGTCTCGGCGCAATTGCGCCGCTACCTGAGACAGAAAGGGTGTGAGTCCAATTTCGAAGACATCCGGCCTCGGAGCCACTGTGCTGGTGGACGATGCGTCCAGCGCGGCTCAGACCATCAGCAACGACGTCACGAACTTCAGCTTCGCCACGCCGCGCGGCGTGCAGGACATCACCGGCGTGGACAAGTCGGCGCACGAGCGGCTGCTGCTGCTCGCCGACTACAGCGCCACGCTCAACGGCGTGTTCGACAACGGCAGCAACCTGTCGCACGCGGTGTTCAAGACGATCCCGTCCACCACGGTGCCGCGGAACGTGAAGATCGAGCCGACGTCCGGCAGCACCCCGGCCCTGTCGTGCCTGTGTGTGCTGACCGACTACACCATCACTCGCGCCAACGCGGGCGAGTTGACGTGGGCTGTGCCTGCGGCTCTGTCCGACGGCACCGTCCCGACCTGGACCTGAGGCTTAAGGATACTGATATGGGCTACAAGGCCAAGAAGAAGCTGTACCGGCTGATCTTCGCTGACGAGGACATGGCCGGCCTGGAGGTCACCATGACCTCGGTGCCGATGGGCGACCTGCTGAAGCTCCAGCAGCTCGACCCGGCCAGGGCCGCCAAGAACCCGGAGGAGTTCCGCGAGCTGCTGGAGATCTTCGCCGGGGCGATGCTCGAATGGAACCTCGAAGACGACGCCGACCAGCCGGTGCCGATCACCGTGGACGCGTTCCTCGGGCAGGACATCGACTTCATCTTCGAGATCATCAAGGCGTGGAGTGACGCCGTCTCCGGAGTGTCCGCCCCTTTGGACGGCGGCTCGACCTCTGGCGCGACTTCCCTGGAAGCGTCGATCCCGATGGACGTGTTGTCACCGAGCCTGCCGAGCTGAGCCGCGCGCGTTTCCTGCTCAGCGCTCTCCAGCGGTTCGGCGGCTACACGCTGACGACGCTGCTCGAGGAAGACGCCGAGCTGCTGCAACTGATTCTCATCGAGGAGAGAGGAACCCCCCGGGATGCCGACCCGTCCTGAGCCGCGCACGCGCCGCCGGGTCCTCTCGCGCGCGATCGGGGAGCTGCCATGGCCAACCTGATCGAGATCGTCATCTCCGGCCGCAACGAGGCCAAGACGGCGCTGGCCGAGGCCAAGAAGGACGGCGAAGGCCTGGCCAGCTCCATGTCGAAGATGGGTGTGGTCGGCGGTGCCGCGCTCGTCGGCATCGGCGTCGAGGCCGCGAAGATGGCCACGTCCTACGAGGCGTCGACTACGCGCCTGGCGACGTCGGCCGGCGAGTCGACGGGCAACCTGAAGCTGGTCGGCCAGGGCATGCTCGACATGGCCGGGAAGGTCGGCACCTCGGCCGAGGAACTGTCCAAGGGCATGTACACGGTCGAGTCGTCCGGGTACCACGGCGCGGACGCGCTGACGGTGCTGAAGTCTGCGGCTCAGGGCGCGAAGGACGAGAACGCCAACCTGGCGACGGTCGCGAACGCGGTCACGGACGTACTGGTCGACTACCACCTGAAGGCCTCCGACGCCGCCGACGTCACCTCGAAGATGGTCACTGCGGTCAGCTTCGGCAAGACCACGTTCGAGGACTTCTCCGGCTCGATGCACAACATCCTGCCGCTGGCCTCGGCGATGCACCTGTCTTTCGCGGACGTGTCCGGGGTGCTGGCGGAGATGACCGCGCACGGCATGTCTGCCGACCAGGCGTCGCAGAACATGGCGAACGCGATGCGGTCGCTGATCGCGCCGACGAAGGCGCAGACGACCGAGTTCGCGAAGCTCGGCACCTCGGCCGAGGAGGTGCGGAACCACCTGTCCACGGTTGGGCTGTCCGGCACGATGCAGTTCCTGGCTGACACTGCGAAGAAGGTCGGGCCGAACGTCCTGGAGCAGGAGGCGGCGCTGAAGAAGCTGATGGGTACCGCGCCGGGCCTGTCGGTGGCGCTGATGACCACCGGCGAGAACTTCGACGCCACCACCAAGGCCATCAAGGGCATCTCCGGCGCGTCGGCGGACGCACAGGGCAACGTGAAGGGCTTCTCCGAGGTTCAGCAGACCCTCGCGTTCAAGGTCGCCGCGGCGAAGGCGTCGTTCGACTCGCTGATGATCACGCTGGGGCAGAAGCTGATCCCGGTCCTGAAAGACGCCATGGACTGGATGAACCGGAACCACGACGTGGTGGTTCTGATCACCGAGGTTGTGGTTGGGCTGACGGTTGCGCTGGCCGCCTACACGATCGGCGTCAAGGTGGCCGCTGCGGCGTCGGCCATTTTCGAGGGCGCCATGTGGCTGCTGAACGCGGCGCTGGACGCCAACCCGATCGTGTTGATCGGGCTGGCGATCGTTGCGCTCGGCGTCATCCTGTATGAGCTGATCACCCACTGGAAGACGGTGTGGGGCGAGGTTAAGAAGGTCGCCGAGGACGTCGGCAAGTTCCTGTCGAAGGTGTGGGGTGACGTCAAGAAGGATGCCGCGCAGATCTGGGCCGACATCGTCAGCACCATCGAGAACATCTGGGGCACCCTGACCGACGCCTGGAACAAGTCCGGCGTCAAGGTCGTGGCC